ATGTACTAGCCATTAGTTAAATTGTCCTCCACCTGTTGCACCGAAGCTAGAAGTTAAGCTAAAATCTCTAGTTACAAATTGACCTTCAGCATCTGTAATTTTAAGTGTAAAATTATATGTAGTTGGTGTAGTAGAACTACCACCAAAATCTGATGTAGTTATTACCCCATTTGAAGCTAAACTGCAATTGGCTTGACTACCGCCATTACCAACTAAAACACTTGTTGTTTCTGTAAATGTAATTGAACTATCTGATGTTCCTTGAACTGTAAATACAGTTCCTGAAAAATTTCCAGCAACCGAACCTAATGAGCCTGCTGCCGTTGTAAAACTTGGAGCTGTTGAAGCCGTAATAATATTATTTGTACTTCGTCCAGCAAGTCCGTTTGGATTTTCAACTCTAACATAATAGTTACCACTAGCCAAAGTTACATTTACCGAAAGTGTCGTTGCGTTTGTAAATGAAACTGTATTAGAATTTGTAATAGCACCTGTTGAACCATTAACAAATTCAACAGAGGGTATTGAAACAAATCCAGTTCCTGTAATACTAATTGTAGTAGCCGTAGCAGGTGCGATTGTTTGCGATACATTGGCAACTGTTGGTTTTGTTTCAACAGCGTCTATCCAAGATAATTGATTCGTACCACTACCATTGGTAGCTAAAACTTGACCATTGGTTCCTGTGTTTTGAGGTAAGATTAAAGTATATGATTGTGCTGCGGAATGAGGTGGAGCTTTTATAGAAACTCCATGAGAATTTTGACTACAATTTAATGTTAATTTAGCGTCAGCACTTGAACCATCGCCTTTAACAACTAAAGTTGGACCTGGTACTGTTTGTTCAGTTCCAGAAACTATATTTCCAAGATTCCTTGCTTTTGACATTTTTTAATTTTTTCCTTGTTTATTATATGGCTAGATATTTCTACCTAGCCAAATAAATTATAATACTATTGTATTAGCTTCATCTTCAGTTAATGCCTCACCTGCCATCAATTTAGCTTTAGCACTAGTTTTTAAATCTTCTGTTGATGGTGTATTAGCCTCTGTTTCATTGGCTACTGTCTCATAACTTTCAATTTGTTCAGAAGTTGGTTGAACAATATCTAAATTCCATTTAGAAATATATGCACCATTTCCATCGCTGTCATCTGCTAATCTAACATCTGAAAGAAAATCAACATTACTAACACCATTAGCTTTGCAGTATTCTTTTATTTTTGTATTTAATTGAGCCATTTTATTTTTCTCCTATATTAATTAATCAGCTAATCTGTAGCCACCAAAGTAGCAACAGCTAAAATCTCCGATAAGTTCTCTAGTACCACTATCGTTATGATATGCTCTTATGTATAATTTATCTCCTGCTGTTAATTGATAAACAGTTGTAGCAAAGTTTGATATATAAGCATCTCCACTATGAGTATTTTCAGCAGTAATTATAGCTTGTCCAGTAGCACCACCAAAAATATCTCTATTCAGTTGCCAGTAAAATCTATTACCAGAAAAATTATTTTTTCTTAAATGACAATACATAAAATATTTTCCACCTTTACCACTTGGAATAGTATATTTATAAGTTGAAGAATTATCATAACCATTATCACTATCGTATTGTTCTGCAGTAAAAGGTATAGTAGTTTCAGTTGTACTAGCTAAACCAAAGGCAGTTGTTCTATAAACATGCCACATTGGTGTAAAGTCTGCACCAACAGCTTCCCAAACTGGATTTTGACCAGAACCTTTTGTAACTAACGCATGACCAGAAGTTCCTGAACCTAATCTTTGTAATCCACTTCCATCTCTGTAAAGTATATCACCTTGTGTTGTTAAAGTTGTTCCGACATCAGTACCATTAGTTCCTGCCTGAGCCATTACCGACCAATAAGTTCCATTACTTACTGCGTTTCCTGTTGACGCTAAAATACAAACATAACTAGAACCGCCAGATGAAACCACATCATCTACTGCATAAGCTGTACTGTTGTTGTAAGCTCCTTTCCAGTTAAATTTGATAGCACCTAGATTAATTGTTGCCATGTTTGTTTCCTTATATTGTTGCTATTAATTCGCCATTACTAATACTGAAAGTGAAACCACTTGCAGCAAAAAGACAATCATCAAAAGAGGCGAAAGTTGAACTTGAGATATTGTCTGCCCCTTGATTAGTTGTTGTAACTATCAATTGGCTATTATTATTTTTACTAAAACCATAAACTTCAGCTGAACTAGCATTACCATATTCTAGCCCATTAGCTCCAGAATTAACTTTAATTACCTGTCCTGCAGAACCTATTGAAGTTAAACCTGTTCCGCCTTTTGTTGTAGGAACAGTAGGCAATCTTGCAGAATTTATAGTTCCAGCTGTTATATTAGAAGCATTTATAGACGCAACATTAAAAGTTCCGTATGCTACTATTGAAATTATATCATTTAAAGTTGCACCAGAAGCTAATACAATACTTGATCCTGAAGTTACAGTTACATCTGTTCCATTGACCAATTTTGCTCCATTCAAATAGACATCTATAAATCCTGCATCGTAAGCCAGAGTGTTTCCGCTATCGTCTGCACCTGTAAAAGTAGTTTGGTTAGCCGAAGCCGTATATTTAAATCTGGCAGCCGTACCATTTACAGTAGAACCTGCTGCAGCCCAACCACTTGATTTATAAACTTTTAATTCGTTTGCTGTGGTGTCAAAATAAAGATCTCCTACATTTAAAGAAGAAGTCGGAGCTGAACTTGAAATTCTATATACTTCGGCAAAATTATTTATTGAACTTAAATTATTTGCAGCCGTTGTTACATTTGCAGAATTAGAAGCTAAAGTATTTAATCCACTAATCGCAGCCAAAGTATTCATGTCGGATACTGTTTGTGAAGTACCTAAAGTATTCATATCCGAAACGGCATCTGAAGTTCCTAGTAATCCTATTTGTGTTGATTTAGCAGCAACAGTTGAAACTTCCGTTGCTTTTGGTACTAATCTATGAAAATTGTAAGTATGTTGTGTAGTTGTAGATTCAACTAATATTCCAAATCCTGAAGCTAAAACTGTATTAGCACCACAACCATTTAAAGTTACTGTAGAATTACCAACTGTACCATTAGGAATAGAAACAACACCTGAACCATTGGCTGTATAGGCTTGTGATAATGCTTCAACACTAACAATAGTTCCTACGCCATTATTTACATCTGGATTTGTATTTGGAAAACTTGTTTCGTTTGCTATTGGAACAAAACCGCCAACATCATCAACAAGGTCAATAACTCTTGCATCAATCGCTGCTGTTGTTGCTATAAAATCATCCGAAGCCGACCAAGTTTGTCCTGAATTTATTAATTCCGAAGTATCTTTATTTAAAAATCTAGTGTTCGCTGCAGAAGTTGTGTAAAAAGTATTATCGTCTGGAGTATGTCCAGACTGTTCTGAATTTGTAACTATTGTTGCGTCAGAAATTTTTGCCATAGTAACGGCATTATCTGAAATATGAGCTGTATCAATTGAACCATCTACTAAATGTTCTGAATCAATACTATCGTCAGCTATTTTAGAACCATTAACAGCATCTGCCCCTATTTTAGAATTAGTAACCGCTCCAGAATTTATTTTAGCTTCGGTTACGGCATTAGCATTAAGTTGAGCTGATTGAACTGCGTTGTCAGCAATTTTATCATTATTAACTGCATCATTTGCAATTTTTGCAGTTGTTACCGAACCATCGGCAAAGTTACCAGAACCTATTACCCCTAAAGGTATAGAATTATTTGTAGCCGTTAATCCTGATAAATAAATTTCTAAATCTGTATCGCTTGATAAATTTCCACTATCCCAAGTAACATTGACTGTCGTTACATTACTTGAATAAGCCGAAGAACTTATAGTTCCAAATTTTGTTCCTGTGTTTGTTCCAGTTGCTTTTATTCTTCTATTCGCATGATAGTAAGAAGTTAAATCGTTTCCTGTTGATGTAATAGTAAATTGTGTATTGCTTACATAGGCTGGAGTGTATGCCCCACTTCCGTCACCATAGATTACCCATTGGCTATCATTATACCAATCTCTAGTGTTCTTCATTAGAGCTCTTATGGCATTATTTAAATTTGAGGGTAACATTCCCTCCGCAACACTAATAGTATTTAAGCTAGTGTTGTTTGCTTGGACTGTTGAATAATCTTTTATTCCTGACATTTAATCTCCTATAAACCATGCAAACACTTTATTATTTTCTGTGTTTTTTTGGTTGATTAATACATTGACTGCTTCTTCTACTTGTCTTTGAAAAAATTCTTGTGAATCTAAACTATATCTAACATTGTCTATATCAAATTTATCACTCATCTGCTACCACTCCTTGAAGCAACTAAATCAACTCCTTGTGCATGGCTCCAGACTGTTCCACTTGGTATTTTTACATTAACTCTAACATATCTACCTGATTGCCTAACAGGAACAACACCGCTAGTTACCATTGAACTATAAGTTGAAGTTGTTTTAGTGTCGGCTAATCTTTCTCTAGTTGTTATGGCAACAGAAGAAACTGCGTCAACAATTGGTCTGACTTCGGTTATATCCGACCTTAAACCTGGAAACAACTCTAATTCTTTAGTTTCTAATTCTACTTCGCCAGAATCTCCAGAAAAGATTGCAGCCTTATAATTATTATCTATTGCACCTAAATACAATTGTCCGCCTTGCCAAAATGCAGTATCTAAAGAAATATTAATATTTTCTAGGTTTGCCGATATTAAGTCCATTAATTCAACTGTGTAAGCACCCACATATTGCGTAAAAATTGTAGAAGCATTGGCATTAGATATAGACCATTTTTCGGTAACATAATTATAAATAATTAATTTATCGCAAACTCCAGTTGTGTTTGTTGTATCACTTGAAGATGGATATAACCAAATAGCTAATTGATTAAATGGGTCAACCGCAGCTACTATTCTATCTGTAAATGCTTTGTTTAAATCTTTATCAAAAAATCTATTAACTTTTTCAGCCCCAATAGGTTTTATTTGATCTCCGTTAATTTCAAAAAATCCATCGTCAGCATAAAAGAAAGCTCTTCTATTATCTTGGCAAACTGTTTTTCCATAAGTAGCACCCCTGTTAGGCGATATAACAGAAAATCTGAATACTGTTGCACCACCAACATAATCCATTCTTACTATTTCGTTTTGTCTAAAAATATATCCATATTCCCCAGAAGTTATAGCTACTACTTGTCCTCCAGAACCAGGTAAATCTTGAAAATCTGCTTGTTTAGTTCCAGGTGTCCATGAAGTAATATCATTTAATCCTGACCATTGAACTCTATTTTTATTGTTTGTTTGATTACCTGTAACTAAAAAATCTCTAATAACACCTGAAACTCTAAAAGTAGGTGGAGTTCCAGAAGTAGATATTGTTGAAAGATTAGCAAAATTAGTAGAAGTACCCATTTGATAATATTGTGGTGGATTAACACCATTACTAATAATTATGTAATCGCCAAATTGTGTAAAAGTAAAAAAATCTGTATCACCACCTGTTAATGGTGTTCCGCCAACAAAATTAGTAGTTGCTAATCTAGTAGTGTCCGAAGATACATTGGTTAAATTATCTCTACCAATGGCAGCTCTAGTTACTGTAACAATATTATTTGAAACTGTTGCCGAAAAATCTGCATGACCATTTATAGTAGTTTTTAAATTTGTAGCGGTAGTATCGTTATTTGTTTGTACTTGAAATTCGTTAGCAGATGGACTTCCAGTTGAAGAAGTAAATACAACTGTTGTTCCATCATTTTTTTTTAAAGTTATAGTTTTTCCAGCTCCAATATTTGCATAATCGGTAACTGTAATTGTGCAAGTAGCAAAAGAATTACTTAATAATTTTCCACCTGCCCCTCTATCTATAAAACTTCCAGAAGTTAATTGATAAATTGTATCTTTAGTAGCAGCAAAGTTAAACGCTAGGTTTTCAGTTGATCTAAAAGAACCTGCCCCTTTACTATCTTTACCAATATTTGCTAATCCGCCACCTGCGGTACTTGAATAAGAAATTAAAGACGGAAAAGGTTTATAAGAATTGACGGCATAATATACATTAGTTGCAACTGTGGCTCCAGGATTTAGATGTGGTGGTTGATCAGGTAACCATTCGCCAAAAGGTATTTGCATTTAATTTTCCTAACTATTGTTATTAATAACTTTATTGTTGGGTTGAAAAGCAGCTTCAACGGAAGTATCAGATCTAATTTGTAGGGGCGAACCACTATATTGATCTTCTCTATCGTTTCTTTCAACTCTTTCTAAAGCCGTTACATAATTTTGTTGCCATGCTTGTACTTTTTGTGGTTCAACGCCACCTAAAAATTGTGCAGCATGATATAACGAACCATATAAATATATTTGTGGGTGATTCGTTAATATATAATTTGAAGTATTTGAATCCGATAAAGGATCAAAAGTTTTATAAAAATTTATTGTAGCTGTGTATGTAGAATCAGGTTTAGAAGCAAATCTAAATTTATCGCCAAGTATTGTATAAACACTAGGCATACCTGTAGAAGAAGAACCTCTTATTTCGTCCATTTGTGGTGGAGTCATATACCTTAAAGCATATTTAGTTCCGCCACTTAAAATAAAAAAATCCCTTACTTGTAAAAATCCAGTAGGTACTGTTTCTTCTTCGGAATCAATTGTAAATGAGGTTGAAGTAGAAATCATTTTACCAATTCTTAATTTAGAATTGTAATCCGCTTCTACTAATTTAATAAAGTCGTCAGATATTTCGGTTGTTAAATCACTTCTATTTAACCAATTAGCAATAGAAGTTTTTAATTCTGCGTAAGTAGATAAAGCCATTATATTCTTCCCTCAGCAGTTCTAAAATATTTAAATTCGTTACTATTTAATTTTTTTTTCATAATATCCTTTTGAACTTCTTTAGGTAAAGCCCACCAATTATTAGTTCCATTATATTCATTAGCCCAAACTTGCAAAGCTAAAATAGGTATAGAAGCAACTCTTTTTAAATCTTTAGACTTTGAATAACCATCGTCTTTATTTAATAGTTCTTTATTATGTTTTAAATGTGAATCTATATTTAGTTCTTCTTTTAAAACAATTTTTTGTTCGGTTTCGTCTAGGTTAAAAGTTTCTTTTTTTAATCCATCTACAAAAACATCTTTTCTCATCTGCCTTGACCTTTATACCTTGTTAGTTTTTTTTGTCTTTTTTCAGATTTGTTCAATGATTTTTTATGTTTGCCAGGTCTTTTTCTTGGTTTAGGTCTGGGTACATAATGAACAAACTTCTGTCTTGCCACTACGCACTCATTTCAGTTACGAACAAATCTCCGCTAGTACTTGTATTTCTAATCGCAGCTATTTTTTCACCTGGCGAAACTTTAATAATTTCATAATCTCCAGCATGAAGATAGGCATCACTTGTTGTAGCAGTTGGTGCTGAAGAAGCATTACCGCCAATAACATAATGACAACTATGTGTAGTTGCTATTCTTACATATTCAGTTTGCGTTCCAAAAACATTTGAAGAAGCAACAGATGAACCTGTAAATGAAACTTTTTGTGTAGTTCCAGGTCTTAAAGCATAATTATAACTCATTTTTTTTTACTCCGTTAGGGTTAAGGGGGAAATACCGCTAGGCAGGTTCCCCCATAATTTATTATCTTCTTACAACAATTGTAAAATGTGCAGAATGTGTTCCTGTAGAACCACCGTCTGTTGCGATAGCGATATAATCGCCCTCATTTACATTATTTGCTGCAGTTGGTTCGCAAGTATCAATATCTCCTGCACCTGAACCAGAATGAGCAATTGTTATAGCTCCGTTTGTCATATTAGTAGTATTTACTTTAGCAGTACATACCGCATTACCACCTGAAAGAGCTCCACCTAGAACTGAAGTTATTTTAATAACTTTTCCAGCGTCAGGTACGGCTACTCTTACTGTTGAAGCAGTTGATACATTGTCTAAATGACATTCTAAAAAATAATCGTTTAATGTTCTCATTTTTTTTCTCCGTTTGTCGTTCCGTCTATAACCTTATTAAGACTTCAACATTGGGTTTATTGTTAGGGGGTGTATATCTAAACAAGGTTACACCCCCAACAATTTAGTATTATGAAGTAGTTAAATCAGTAACTAATCCACTTGCTTTTTCGTTTCTTGACTCAAGAGTGTATTCTGTAACCAAGAATCTTTGATCTCCGTCTGTAGTTTGACCTGGAGTAGTAAGTTTGAAATCTCTTAAAAAAGAAACTCCCCACATATCCATTTCAAGTACATAAGCGTCTTGACCTTTTTTGGCTGCAGTTCCGTTGTTGTTTCTAATAAATCTATTAGGTGCAACTTGCATAGTTCCAAAATCTGACTCATACACATCAATAGAAGTAATTAATCTTCTATCTTCTGCAGCGTCAAATCTAGTTGAACCACCTGTAAAGCCTGAAAGTTTTTGTTTGTTAAAAGCACCAACCATAATCATATTAGGGTTTCCGCCATTATCAAAACATTTCTTTAAAACGCTTTTTAATTGATCTTCAGTGAAAGCTCTCTGCGTACCATCTGTTCTTGCAGTTCCTGGTACATCAGCACTACTAACTTGACCATTAGCACCGCCTGCTCCAGCGTCAACATTAGCTTGAAGCCAAGTTGGTAAGCCAGATAATTTTCTTGCAGTTGATGCGTTTCCAGCAGTTCCAGTTACATTAGATAAAAGAGCTGTTTCCATATCTCTTTTTAATTCTTTTGCACCTTTAGCTACTTGGTAAGCTATTTCACTTGCTCTACCAGCTGAAGTTACGGCTTCGTTTGTGCCTGAAACTTGGATAGCTTTTGTAGAGATTTGAGTGTGGTTAGATACTTCCACAGATGGAACCATTGTTCCATAAGATATTGCAGCACCTTCAACCGCAGCATTAACTGCTGTTGGGGCTAAAGCATCTGTTTGCCATTTGTGTAAAGTATTTGTTGCTCTTGTTTTTGCAACGCCAGACATAAAAGGTGTTTCTGTTGGACTAATATTGTAAATAATGTCCGCTAGGTCTTCTCTTATACCTTTTGTTGTATATGTTTGATACATCGCCATGATATATTCTCCTTTAGGTTATTTATTAAATGTAACGCAAAAGTAAATCGGAAGCATCTTTAATTTTTCCACTTTTCTTGAGCGTTTTAATTTGATTCAACCTTGTTTGAGAATTGATTTCGTCTTTTGTAACTTTAACACCTGATTTAACAAATTTTGATGGCTTAACTTTCTTATTAACTAAAGTTGGTTTTAACTTTTTGTTATTTTGATAGCTCATAGCATCAACAATAATGTCAAATTGTCTTGAATCATAAATTGAATTAACTTCTTTATCGTTAAAGCCTTTAGTCAATAAATAATTCGTCATATTTGTTCTTAAATTATTCCCTTTAACAGGGTCGGACAATTCAGGATACTTTAAAGCAACCTTTTTTTGTTCTTCTTTAAGAACTTCTTGAAACTGTTGAGTTTGATGATCTCTAATTCGCTTTTGTGCTTGAGAAATAGTATCTCTACGCTTACGAATTTTACGATCTACTTTTGCAGCTTCAGTTGGATCCTCTTCCCATAAAGCGTCTAGCTCTTTGGAATTAATATCACTATTTATTTCAGCGTTCAAAGTCAACACAAGAGAATTTAAATCTTCTAACTTGGTTGAATACTGTTTTTCCAAACGATCTTTTGCAGATTGTGTTTCTCTTTTTTCAAGAGCTAACTCCTCTGTTTTTCGTCTGTAATCGGCATCCTTTTGATAACCTGCTTTTAATTCTTCAAGGTCAACATCAATTAATTCACCATTAACTTTAACTTGGTGTAAATCGGTTTCTTGTTCTTCAATAGCATCATTTTCTACTGGAGCTTCTTCTTCGTCAGAAACTTCTTGAACTTCTTCTTGATTGGTTTCTGGTTTTTGTTGAACTTCTTGATTATCTTCAGCTTCCGCTTCTGGTTCTTTTGGTTCAACTGGTGCTTCTTTATCTTGAGCTTTAATAGTTGCCGTTTTAGGGTCTAGTAATCCCTCAAGAGTTTTAGCTGCACCTTGTACTGAAACATTGTTCAGTAATGGGTTGTTGTCAGACATTAAGTCCTCCTATGGTTAAGCTGTCTTTATGACTTGGCTTATTTTAACTTGGTTTAGTTAAAATTTTGTTTTTACTTGTTGTTTGCGAAAATCTTCAAGCTGTTTTTCAGCTAATTTTCCTGTTTCAATAACAGTTTGTAGATGTTGTTCTACTTTGCCTACAACATTATAAGCAATCCAAAGTTTTTCCCTTGTATCGCTTTCTTTAGCACCTGTTTTTTCTAACAAGGCTTCAGAATAAAGTTTTTTAAGAGTGTCAATTGCCTCTACAAAAATTTTATTCTCTAATATTTGTTTCGCCTGATTGGATCGGCTGACTTCCGCTTCCCTCAGGGTTTGGTCGTTGGTTACCATTTAATCCTTTTAATTGCTCATCAAGTAAATTACCAGCTTTTTGAGCCTGTTCTAATATTTTGTTATTACCAGACATCATTAACTTATCTAAATCCGCATCGGCTTTAATTTTTGCCGTATCAAGTTGTGTATTATATTTTAAAGCCATTTCTTTTAGCTTCGCTTCAAAATCTAACATCATATCTTGTTGCTTTTGTTGTAATTCTCTATTTTGCAATTCTAATTCCGCCATTTTTCGTTTTTCTTCGGAAGAAATTCTTGTAAATTCTATTTTTTCTATTGGAGTTAAAGGCGGTGGTTGTGGCGGAGGCATTTGTTGTTTGCCAATATCTGGATTTACAAAGAAAGCGTCCACATTTTTTAATCCTGCGTTTTCTATAATCTTGGATAAAGTGTTATACATATTTTTTAGCGTAACCATTGGCATCTCTTTTCCGCCTTGTAGGTTGAACGCTTGTAATTGTCTTTCCAAAATACTATTAAGCATAATAACTTGTTGTTCTTTAGAACCTGTTCCTAATCCAACAACAACATTTATATTAAATTTGTCTTTCCATTCGGTAGGTTTAATAGGAATATAATTATTATTAAGTTCTATAATTTGTTCTTTGTCTTGATACTTAACCATTAATTCAAAAATTTTATTAAATAAATCTTTAACGCCTGTTTCCGCAAATATTCTAGCAATTAATTCGGAACGCATTTGTGTTTGTGTCATTAACGCATTTACACCTGTTGCTGTTTTAGAATTTAAAGCGTTAGCGTCTAAACCTTGTGCGGATTTTGTAATTCCAGTTCTAGCTTCTCTAACGGTGTCTAAATAACTTAATAATGGGAACGCTTGTTGTGAAATTGGTTGTGCTTGAAGCGGTTGCATAACTTGATTAGGCGGTTGTTTTGTTCTAACGACACCACCTGGTCTTGTTGTAAGTAAGTCGTCCATATTGACCATTCCGTCCATAACGGCAACTCTATTATTATTAGTTAAATACATATTATCTAAAAGTTGACGCATAACAGTAGATTTCATTAATTGTATATCTTCAACTAATTCGGAAATACTTCTTCCGTAAAATCTATGGGGCATTGGTATTGGTGTAACAGTTACAAACGGTGCGGAGTCGCATGGCATATTTTCTAATATGTGGCTTCCGTCTCCAGCACAGATTACTTTTCTTAATTCGGCAATTCCATCTCCATCATAATCAAATCTAATATAAGATTCATATACTAAAACTTTTTCGGTAGATTTATCGGTAGGTTCGTCTTGGAAGTAACCATCAATATTTCTATCTCTAGCTTCTTCTTCCATTGTAAAATTTTCATCTTCATTTCTTGGAAGTTCCATAACTTCATCATAATCAAATCCCATTTCAATTAATTGTGATCTAGTTAGATAAACTTTATGTGCTACAAAATTTGCGTCTTGAATTGTTTTAGCCGATCTATCTATTAAAAATTCTTCAGGCGGTACGCTTTCTATTTTTACTTTGCCAGACTTTCTAATTCTTTTAATCTTGCAATTATATAAAACAGGTTTTGGAAATTTTATTTCGGAAATATCAACGCCTTGCATTTCGGCTTGTTGCTTGGCTACTTCTTGTTGTTCTTTAACAACTTCGTCAACTATTTCTTCTTCTTCAACTAATTCAATTTCATCTTTAGTATCTTCTAAAGCATCTTTTTCCGCTGGAGTTAAATTTTTATAAGTTTCATGTTCAACGCTTTCGTTTTCATCCCAATAAATTTTTAAAAAACCATTCTTTTCAATTAATGCGTCTTTAAAAAAATTATATAAAAGCGTAAAGCCATCGTTTTGTTTGTAGAATACATGATTTAAATATGCCGTAGCTTGTTCGCTTAATGGAACATCTTCCGCTGTAACAGGATCGCAACGAACCACTTTATCGGAAGCGGTAAAAACTCTTAAAAGGTTCGGCAAGATACTTTCAATCGTATCGGAAACATCGGTACTTACTACTTGGCTTCTTCCGTCTATTTCCGTTCCAAGTTTATCGCCTAAATAATATTCAATAGATTTTCTTCTTGACTCCGATAATTCGCCACCTAAATAACCTATGCTATTTCTAACTTGGTTAGTTAAGATTGCTTTTAATTCTATATCGGAAAGTTCTTTATTTTTTTTTGCCATATTAAACTATGTAGCTTGTATCTACCTTTATTGGTTTTTTCCAGTCGCTTCTATCTATTGGTTCGGTAACTGCACCATACCTTATCGAATCGCAAAAATGTGATGCCCAGTTGTGTAAGGGTTTATTACGAAAACAATTATTTTTTTCATCCCATCGCTTACAATAGCTTTTTAACGCTTCTATAAGTTTTTTGCAATTACTTTTATGAAAATAACAATTAGGCAACATTCTTCTTACTTGCTCTATTCCATCTTCTACACCAAGTTTTGGTGCGATTTCAAATTCCATCCCCATCTCTTTGGCGGACTCCCATCTTGATTTATTCGTTCCTATTTCTCTAACCCTTATATCATGGGGGGCGATATGTTTATCGTAGGTATAAGGTTTATCGTCAATTACATTAAAATAGTGTTCTAATCCCTCACTAGAATTTTCGTAGCAATCAATTATCCTAATTTCGCCATTTGGTCGCCTTTGTGCAAAAGTTATAACGGTGCTATCATTCATCCCTAAATCCCACCAAGTTTCTACTGGGATAGATAAGTCTATTTCAAAATCGGTTATCTTTTTATT